AGAGAGGCTGTTGATCAGGTCCACCTTGACCGCCTTGGTGTTGGCCTTGTGGCTGTCAACCGGGATGCCTCGCTTGAACATCTCTTCCTCGATCACGTCCCCCTGCGGGCCGGTCGCGTCGATCCGCTAGGAACCGGCAGTGGTACTGCTTGCGGACGCGATCGACCGTCTGGTAGATCTCTTCCCACGGAACCTTGTTGAGCCGCGTGAAGTCCACCAGCTGCCACGGGCGGCTGGTGATGTCGAGGGTCACGCCGACCGTGAAGTCGGTGGTTCGCCCCAGATCCCAAGCGGTCACGTACTTGTGCCCCTCCACATAGTCCTGGTGGTGAGGCATGGTCGGTACAAACGCATTGTCTCGTTGATCGCGCGTGAAAGCGAGCCCCTCGAAGTCGACGAAGTCGCCCTCCAGGACCTGCATCCGCAGCTTGGGATCGCCGGAGCGCAGGATCGCGTCCCGCTTCTTGATGTCCTCGGCGGGCAGAAAGGGGTTGTCCCAGATCCGGCCGCGCTGGCTGTAGTACCCCGGCACCTTGCGCTGGCCGCGCTCGTAGTAGAAGTACAGGTCGTTGAAGCCCTTGGGCGTGCCCACGAGGTCGATCTCGCCACCACCCGCGAGGCGCATCACGATCACGTTGTTCATCAGGTTCTTGAGGTCGGTGATCCAGCCGGCCTCGTCCACCGACAGGTAGCGGTAGGCATGGCCGTCGATGTACTTGCCCCCGTCGTGGGCGCTGCGGCAGTGCATCACCGAGCCGTTGGTGAAGACGATGTGCGGGAAGGGCGTCTCGCGGAAGCTCTTGACGAAGGGCGCCATCAGCGGGCTGTCGCGCAGGATCGCCCGCGCTTCCTCGAACACGATCATCGCCTGATCGGCCGACATCGCGACGCTGATCGTCTCGTACTTCTTCTCGAACGGGTTGGCATGCACCCGCGCCCAGCACTTCCAGATGTGCTTCATGGCGATGATCGTGCTCTTGCCCCAGCGGTTGGCAGGGACAAGCGTGTTGACCGACTCCGTACTGGAGCGCAGCCACGTCACCTGCCCCTCGTGGGGCTTCTTGACCAGCATCACGTTGCAGAACGCCACGGGATCGAGCGCCATCTGGCGCATCGCGCGGGCGAGCTCAGGCGGGAGCGTCAACTTCCGCCTCCGCGGGATCGGGTTGCACGAGGCCCGCGATCGCCTCACCCATCGCGTCCATCCACGCCTGCTGGGCGTTGCCCTGCGTCAGCTTGTACAGCTGCTCCATCGCCTTGAGCGTCAGATCGGGCGTGATCTTGAACGCGCCCCGGCGCATCGAGGTCGCGCCCTGGCTGATGATCAGTTCGAGGACCTGGACGTGGTCCTCCTTGGGCGGGGGGCCGTCGCCGATCTCGAGGGCGGCGCGCTCGTGCTGCTTGAGCATGTGCGCGCTGTAGTGCCGCCCAACGGCGCCGTTACTGAGCTTGTGGCCCATCTCCTAGCGCCTTCTTGAGGATCGTGGCGTTGTTGTTGCCTTCCTCGTACCAGCCGTGGACCAGCGTGGCGATCGGCAGGTTGCGCGGATTGAGCGAACACTGGCCGGTGCAGTGGTCGCTCACGATGAACTTCTGGGGCGGGCGCGGACCCGGCATCAGTCAACCTGGCCGCGCAGCGACTTGGGCTGGCGGATCGGGTCGTTGCGCCGCCCATCGCAGTTGAAGCACACCGACTTGCCGTTGGCGTCGATCGTGAGCACCGCGTCAGATCGCGTACCACACGTGTGACACAGCGGCGGCTTGGGCTTCTTGAGGCTCACCGACGTGTTGACCCTGTTGACCCTGATGCTCATGAACAGTCCTCGCACAGCCAGCCGAGGAACCGGCCGTCCTCGTCAAGCTCCTTGCGCACGCTCCCCCGAGGCCACGTGTACGAACAAGAGCGGCAGATCCGCCACGGAACCTGATCCTTGCGAACCACCAAGCTGATCTCGTACCCGAGCGCCTCGGCGATCTTGCGAACCGCCGACGCCGTCAGCTTCACGGCACACAGCCGTCAGTCGGACCGTTCCGCGCCACCGTCGAACTGTGACCTCCTGCACTATTGTCGCCGTCAACGACAATCGTGTTGTAGGTCACGACCTTGTTATCGGTGACGGTATTGTCGCCGCCGGGTCCGGTCCAGGACGTTGTCGATCCGGGCAGATGGCAGAGCCCATACACGTTCTCGAGGTCGTTCCACTGGATCGTGTTGTGGTTCGCCCCACCCGACTGATCGCACGCCACCCCCGTCTGGACGCTTCCCAGATTGTGGCACTTATTCCACTTGAACTCACAGTACGTGGCGTTGACAAACTCGGCGCCCCAATACGTGCGACCCAGCGTTGCCACGGTGGACTCTTCCCTGATCCAGAGGTTGTTGTAGTTGAGCCGCATCCGCGTGCATTCGGGGAACGAGGTCGTCGTGTGCCCGCCCCGAATGTCGTTATAGAACACGTCCCAGTCTTCGCCGTTCTCGATCTCGACCCCGAACCAGCCGGTCACGAGCGTCGCGCTCTCGCCAGAGCCGGCGTCGATCCGGTTGTTCGTGACCGTGCATTCATCGACGTGGCCGATGGAGGGCGGGGTGTCCGTGTCAACCGAGTTGCCGACGATCGCACTCTCGGGCTGGCCGGTGCTCCGCGTCGAGTACGACCTCAGCATGATGTTGTTCTCGATGTTCCAGCCGGTCATGATGCCGTCGCCAGACTGGTCGCAGATCAGGCGGACGAACGGGCCTCCAGTACAGCTAGGCCAGTAGCAGTTCTTGACGGTCCCGTCGCTGGCACCGGAGCCGATCGCCTGCACCGTCGCAGATCCCGTGAACTCCGTGTTCTCGATCCACAGCCCGGTCGCCGTCGCGCCCCGCGCGATGCTGATGCTGCCACTGGTCGAGCCGCCCCGGATGCGGACGTTCGTGGCCGACACCCCGATGCCGCTGAACGTAGCATCGGTCTCGAACTCGAACTTGATGCCGCTCTTGTTGCACGAGAACGACTGGTAGCGGGTGCCGAGGTTGGGCATCGAGATCACGTCGCCCACCGAGGCAGCCGAGATCAGCCCCTCAACATGCCCAGTGGTGTAGCTCTCCGCAATCACCTAGCGGAGAGTCCGGCGTGAACGCCTTGATGCCCCGAAGCGACTCGTCACCCCCGATCGCCATCGACCCGGGGTATCCACATTCATCACTTTCAGGCTCGAACCAGCCGCCCCAGCGCCCACCCTTGCGAAGCCTCACCACCAACCACCGCTGATAAGACCACCAGGGTTCGTCGACCCAGCCGACAGGCCGGCAGAGTAGTGGGAACTCACCTGCCCCGACGTGATCTAGCACGTTGTAGAGCGCGAACTTGTGGACATACACGTTGGAGAACTCGGAAACACCCTGGTTCGAGGCGACGAACACCGCGACAGACGTGTTCTGGCAGGTCTGGTTCGTCCCGAGGGTCGTCACGTCGGAACCGTCCACGTAGAACTTCCTCGTGGACCCGGTCTTGGTCACCACGAGATGGTGCGTGTTCGTGTCAGGCGTCGAACTCGCGTACACGATGTCGGCGCCGATGTTGGGAACGTGCAGCGTCCAGCGTGCCGTCCCCGAAGGGTTGTAGCACGCCAACATCCAGCTGTTGTCGCCCTTCATCGCCAGCGTCTTGTTCACGCCAGATCCGGGCAGGGCGACCATCTTGAACCAGCCCTCGATGGAGAACGTGTCCCCGAAGTCGAGCGCGGCAGAGTCGGGGAACGACGTGCGACCACTGCCGCCGTCATAGAGCACAGACTTCGTGGACTCAGACGCGAGCAACCCTGTCGAGTTGACAGTGATGGTGCCCGCGTGAGTCCCGTCGTTGTTCGCTACAAGCTCGTCGGAGTTGGTCCCCGTCGTGTCGTTGACGATGCCGTACAGAACAAGACCTGTCTCACCCTGGATCAGGTCGTCGTAGGCGCTCACCCGACCGCGGTGTAGCCGATCACGTCAATCGACTGCGCGATGGCAGCCGAGGTCGTGACCGTGACCGCTGTGTTGGCCGTCACCTTCTTGGGGGTCGAGAAGTGGATCGCGATCCCGCGACCGGCCACCGCCTCGAGGTAGTAGGGGCCGAGGATCTTGGTCGAGCCTTCCTCGAAGAACACGTTGAGCGCCGTGGCCGCACCCGTGCTCACCACGATGTCCGTGATGTAGGCCGAGATGCTCGCACCCGGAGCAGCGAGCACCGTGGTGTCGGTCTGGGCGCTCGACCCGTCGTAGTGGAACGAGAAGGGCGTGCCCTCCACCGTCGTGTACAGCGAGCCGCGCGAGTTGGTCCGAAGTGGAACGTAGTCAGTCTCAGCAGGCGACAGCGTGGTGAGGACATCGTCCCGCACCGCGAGCATCGCGATGCCGGTGTCGGTCTAGGCCCGCCGCCGTGTCGATCGCCTTGCCGAGGTTCGTGGCACCCGTCCCAGGGATGACGCTCGTGACATCCGTGTCACCGATGTCGACGCCCGAGTTGGCCGCGAGCTTGCCGATGGCAGCCGTGCCAGCAGGGAGCGCATCCATGACCGCGACATGGAGCTTGCGATCGGTGGTCATCGCCACCGCGCCGATGTCGTTGGCGCTGACCGAGGTATCGGTCGGCACCGCCGCGCCCATGAACAGGACACCCTTGGACGTGCCGGTGGCGTGAGTGGCCGTGTCATCCACGTACACCACGTCATCGATCAGCGCGAGAGACGTGACTCCTGGATCGTCGGAGGCCAGCGTGACCCGCTGGACCGTGGCAGCAACTGCACCGGCCCCGGCCGCAACACCGGCCTGGCCAACAATCGGGTTGACCTTGGCGCGATCCGACTCGTCCCAGTCATCGACGACCGAGAGCGAGGCAGCGATCGCGGCACTGTTGTTGTCGAGGACCTTCAGGGACCGGGTGACCGTGATCCCCACGATGCCCATGTCATTGTCGGTGACCGACGTGGGGCTGGACTCGTAAACACCCATGGCAGGCGTGCCACTGGTGGTCGCAGCCGTGAAGTCCGCGTCATCCGCCGAGGCAGTACCACCAGAACCGGCGCCCGAAATGATCGCGACCGGGAGCGGCTTGGCCTAGCGAGACAGCTCGCAGAGTGTCAGCAGCGTCCTCCCACAGGACAGCAGTACCGGTGATGGTCGCGTCGGTCGCACCCTCCGTGTACTCAGTACCAGACGAGAT